ACCAAAAAGGGGTTAATAATGGCAAACGGTAAACTATCAAAGGATATAATTAAAAAATTAATAAAAAAATACAGAAGACAGCCTGGAACTAAAGTTGGAGACCCAAGAAAAATATCGCAAATGTTGAAAAAGGGTGCTAAGATGCCTACATATTTAGCAAGTAAAGGCGGACATGTTACAAAAAAAAGAAAAACAAAAAGAAAAAAAGTTTAGTCCAAAAGAAATTTTGGATGATGCTTTTGATTTTGCAACAAAATACCCTAATGATCCTATGGTCCTCAGTGCTTCGCTAATGGTTGTTGCAAAAACAATTTATTTAAATTTATTAGGTCCAGAGCAAACTCAAGTCATGATGGATGCCTTTGCTAACGGCATTGACAACTATGAGGTTAAAAGAATAACTTTACACTAATGGCTATTTGTAAAAATTGCGGGCATGAGTGCCATCATACTAACGGTGGATCTTGTCATTGTGGTTGTGCAAACTGTGAACATGATATACAAGATGCAATGGACAAACTTACTAAAGTTTTGACGATAAATGAGGGTTATGAATATGATGTTTTATTTGAACCTGATTTTACTCTAACAGAAAACTAAGGAGGTAATATGTGTGAATATTGTAAAGGCGAATGTCTTGGATGTTAGGAGGTTAACATGAAATTATTAAAAGACACATGGCAATGGATTAAAGAATGGAACGAGTGGGGCATGAAAGACTGGATTAAAGCTGGTGTGATTGCTGCAATCGCTATTGCCGTAATATCAGGAATGGCTGGCTAATGCTAAATTTATTAGTAAAGCCCTTACTTGGCGTCGTCGCTGACGGCGTCAAGGGCTTCGTAGAGACAAAGAAAGCAAAACAAGAATTAGCTGTTACTGAAATTAAAGCAGCTAAGGCTATTAAAGAACAGCAGATTGCAGGAAAAATTAGCTGGGAGGCTAGTGCTGTTGATCAAATGAAAGGGAGCTGGAAAGACGAGCTAATTTTAATATGCCTGTTGGTTCCAGCGGTGGCAGTCTTCATTCGGCATCAAGGGGGCAAAAGGTGCTATGGGTTTAATAACTAAAAAGAAATAAAGAATGGATGTAATACACCTTGTAGATAGAATCTACAAAATAATTAGGACTAGACAAAATCAAATAACTCAGTTAGTAATTAGTAATCAAGTTAAAGATTGGAATGAATATCAAAATCATTTAGGTCAACTTGATACACTAAACTATATTGAACAGGAACTCACGGACCTGCTAAAAAAGAAACAGGAGCAAAATGAGTAATTTAATTTTACCAATGCACGTTGCTAAAGCTGTGCAGAAAAAGAAAAAAGAAGAAGAAAAAAAAGAAGAGAATAAAAAAGAATTATCAAAATTACCCGAACCTACAGGTTGGCGCATTTTAGTATTACCACACAAAGGTGCAGGCAAAACTAAAGGCGGAGTCTATCTCTCAGATAAAACTATACAAGAAACTCAAATCGCAACTAACGTTGGATTAGTTTTAAAAGTTGGTCCCGACGCTTATAACGATAAAGATCGTTTTCCAAACGGTCCATGGTGTCAAGAGAAAGACTGGGTAGTATTTGCCAGATACGCTGGTTCACGTTTAAATATTGAAGGCGGAGAACTACGCATACTTAATGATGATGAAATACTTGGAACAGTTGAAGATCCAGAAAGTATCTTATCACCAGTAACACACTAAACATGGAGAGATAACCATGCCCGAAGCAGCAAAAATAGAATCAACAAAAGAAGATGCACTGATGGTTGAATTAGATACATCAGGTAAATCTGTTGACGTTGAGTTAAAACCTACAAAAAAAGAAGAAACTGAAACTGAGGTTGTAGAGGAAAAAAATACAACCGAAGAAACTAAAGAAACAAAAAAAGACGAAAGAGAAGAATACAGTGAGGGTGTTAAGAAAAGAATAGATAAACTCACTTACAAGATTCGTGAAGCAGAGCGTAGAGAAAAAGAAGCTTTAAGTTTTGCAGAACAAGTTAAAAAAGAAAAGGACGAGTTACAAGGCAAGTTTGATAAATTAGATGACGGCTATGTTAATGAGTTCACAGGTCGTGTTAAATCTGAAATAGAATCTGCAAAGATAGCACTTAAAAATGCCATGGCTGCTGGAGATGTAGATGCTCAAGTAGCAGCTAATCAAGCTATTGCAAGGTTGGCTATTGAAGAAGAGAGAATAAAAGCGACAGAAGATCAAAGAAAAAAGTACGAAGAATCACTAAAAAATACTGGACAAATAGGAGACCAGCCTGTACAAAATAATGTAACGGCCCCTACCAGACCTGATCCTAAAGCGGAAGCTTGGGCTGAAAAAAATGAGTGGTTCGGTAAGGATGAAGCTATGACGTATGCTTCTTTTGGTATTCACAAGAAACTTGTGGAAGAAGAAGGGTATGATCCTACCTCTGATGATTATTATGATGAGATAGATAATAGACTTCGAAAAGAATTTCCCCATAAATTTAAAGATGGGGGAGAGGTTCAAGAAGGCAAACAACCCGTTCAGACCGTTGCCTCTGCTAACAGAACCACAAGGTCTGGACGCAAAACAGTGAGACTCACACCATCACAAGTAGCAATAGCTAAAAAATTAGGTGTGCCACTTGAAGAATATGCGAAATACGTGAAGGAGTAGGCATATGAATAAAATAGATGAAAATAAGACTCCACGCGCTGCTCAATCCCGCGAGAAAGCGACTCGTAGGAAACCATGGGCACCCCCGTCATCTCTAGATGCACCACCTGCACCCGATGGGTTTAAATACAGATGGATACGCGCTGAAGTTCTAGGTCAAGCAGATACTAAAAATTTATCTGCAAGATTAAGAGAAGGCTTTGAATTAGTTAGAGCCGATGCTAATAGCGAGTACCCAATCATTCAGGAAGGCAAGTACGCTGGTGTAATTGGAGTTGGAGGTTTGTTGCTGGCTAAAATTCCAGTAGAAATTGTTGATGAGCGAATGGCTTATTTTGCGGAACAAACAAAAAATAAGGAAGACGCGATTCAAAATGATTTACTAAAGGAAGAACACCCCAGCATGCCTATCTCTAAACCAGAAAGGCAATCTCGCGTAACCTTCGGTGGTAACCGAAAGAACTAATTTTTTAGCTCTTTAGTCCATCGAATAATTAATAAAATAAAACAAAGGATGAGATAAACGATGGCAAACAAAGACGCAGCTTTTGGGTTTAGACCCGTAAGGCATCTTAGTGGTGGTCTCATTAGAAGAAACGAATACACTATCGCCGCGAACTACGGAACTGACATCTTTCACGGACAAGCTGTGAAAGCTGTAACTGCAGGTGGCATTGAAGCTGCTGCAGCAGGTAACGTAATTTTAGGTATCTTTGGTGGATGTTTCTTTACAGACCCTACTACAAGTAAGCCAACATTTAGCAACAACTATCCAGCAAGCACAAACGCTTCGGATATAGTTGCATTTGTTTACGACGATCCTAGAATCGTCTTCGAAGTTCAGCACGATGGTACAGGCACAGCAGCAATGAATTTTGCTGGTTTTGATTTAGTAGGAACAAGCGGAAGCTCACTTTCTGGTAGATCAACTCAGGAGTTAGATACTTCTACAGCAGGTACATCTGGACAATTCAAGCAAATTGGTATTTCCAAGGACCCAGACAACAGTGATACAAGCACAGCAAACGTTAACGTTTATGTGATTCCAAACACTGGCGAACATTCTTGGATGCTAACAACTGCATTAAGCTAATAGGAGTTAATTATGCCGATATCAAGATCACAACTGGTAAAGGAACTAGAACCTGGCTTAAATGCTTTGTTTGGTTTGGAATATGCCAGATACGAGAATCAGCACGAAGCTATTTATGATACAGAAACTTCTGACAGAGCTTTTGAAGAAGAAGTAATGCTATCAGGTTTCGGTACAGCGCAAGTAAAACCTGAGGGAACTCCAGTCAACTATGATGACGCAACAGAGTCTTTCACAGCGCGCTATACACACGAAACAATAGCACTTGCTTTTGCGATTACTGAGGAAGCAGTAGAGGACAACCTTTACGACAGAATCAGTTCTCGTTACACAAAAGCATTAGCTCGTTCTATGAGTAACGCTAAACAAGTGAAAGCAGCAAACGTATTAAACAATGCGTTTAACTCTTCTTTCACAGGTGGTGATGGTAAGGAGCTTTGTGCTACTGATCATCCTACAACAGGTGGAACTATATCAAACGAGTTAGCAACTGCTGCTGATTTAAACGAAACATCTTTAGAGCAAATGTTAATTGACATTGCTGGTTTAACTGACGACAGAGGATTAAAAATCGCTCTGAACGGAAGAAAACTTATTATTCCAGTCAATCTTCAATTTACTGCTGAAAGATTAATGAAGTCCAATTTGAGAACAGCAACTGCTGACAATGACTTAAATGCCATTGCAAGCATGGGAATGTTACCAGAAGGTTATACAGTTAATAACTTCTTAACCGATACTGATGCGTTCTTCATTAAGACTGACTCTCCGAATGGAATGAAGCACTTCCAAAGAGCACCTATCACAACTAAGATGGAAGGTGACTTTGAAACTGGCAACGTAAGATACAAAGCAAGAGAGAGATACTCTTTCGGTTTCTCTGACTTCAGAGCTATCTTCGGTTCACCAGGAGCTTAATAAAACTTAATTTGTGGGGCTTCGGCCCCACAATAACTAGGTAATAATTAATTACGTCGACTGACCTAGCAGACTATCGTAGAGACGGCGTAAAAATACTACGAGGTAAAATATGTCAAATACAACTTTTTCAGGTCCAGTTAGATCAGAAGGTGGCTTTAATGTAATTAATAAAGCTTCTGGAACTGGAGCTGTTACAGAAACAGGATTTTCTGTAAACTCAACAGGACAGCTAGTTTCTATGGGAACTAGAAAAATTCAATCTTTTGCAGGTTCTTTAGCAGGTACAGATGCTGCTTCTACTGCATATGGAGATGGAGATGTTCTTGTAGAACTTGGTGCATTAAATACAGACGCACCAGATGGTTTAGTAACACCTACTAAATTTTTTATACATCGAGCATTAATAGGTATCACAACAGCAGCAGGTGAAACTCTTGTTGGTGGTCTATCATTGAGTGCTACTTCTGGTACAGCAACTAACTCTGCAGTTTCATCAGGAACTGAAATCGTTGGTGCTGGTGTAACATCTTTTAATGAACAGTTAAGTGCTACACAATCAATTACAGAAATTGATGTAAACTTTAATGATACTGCTGGTAACTACCATATATTTGTTCCAAACGTTACAGCGGCGATTGCTAGCAAAAACTTATATGCTTTTGCTACAACTGCGGTGAACGCTGACATTACCGCTGGAAGATTTACAGTGGAGTTAGAATACTCAGTATTTTAAAATTAGTGGGGCTTCGGCCCCACAGTTTCTTGATTAAGGAGGGAAACGATGGCAGATACAGTAACAGGACCTACAATCCTACAAGAGAACGATAAGAGAGTAACAATTAAAATAGTAGTGCAGTCTGACGGAACAGGTGGCACAACAGTTTTTGGTGACGTATCAGCGTTAGCAGGTAACAAAGAAGGACAATCAGTTACAACACTTTCTCTACAAAGAGTATGGTGGACTTGTGCAAACGGTGATGGCGCGGATGCTTTTGCTCGTTTAGATTATGAAGATTCTGATGGAGACATTCCTATCATAACTTTAATAGACTCTGGTTATTGGGACTTTAGAGAGTTTGGTGGCATACCAGCAAACACTAGTAGTAACTCTAACGAAAATGATGTTAACTTTGTGGTGGCGGCAGCTGCAGATTCAGGTAACAGTTATACTTGTATCGCAGAGTTTATTAAAAACTATTAATGATTTCTAGATCTTCCATGCCTCAACAAATATCTAAGGCAGGTCAGAAAAAGAAATTTATTAAAAAAAAGAAAAAGAAAAAGGTAAAAAATGGCAACATCAGGAACAAATAGTTTTGATTTAGATGTCGATCAGGTCATAGAGGAAGCTTTTGAAAGATGTGGTTTAAACTCTAGATCAGGATATGATTTAAAAAGTGCAAGACGTTCATTAAACATAATGTTAGCTGAATGGGCTAACAGAGGTATAAATTTATGGACAGTAGAACTAAGAACAAAAACTTTAGCAGGTAGCACAACTAGCTATACTTTAGACTCAGATTTAGTTGATGTCTTAGAGGCTGTAGTGTTTACAGCTTCTGATTCATCTACAGATATTGAAGTGGATAGAATAAGTAGAGCAGAGTATTTAAACATATCTAATAAATCTACAACAGGAACTCCTGTGCAATATTTTTTAGAGAGAGGAACGTCTACGCCAACTTTATTTTTGTATCCAACTCCAGACGCAGCACACACTTTTAAATATTATGGTTTGACTAAAATACAAGATGCGGGTGATTATAATGATCAGTTAGAAGTCCCCACAAGATTTTTACCTTGTTTGACTTCTGGTTTAGCTTATTACGTGTCAGTAAAAAAGGCCCCAGAGAGAACTCCTTTATTAAAACAATTATATGAAGAAGAGTGGCAACGAGCATCAGAAGAAGATAGACCTAGATCTAGTTTCTTTGCAACTCCAGAAAGAAGCTACATCTAATGCCAAAAGCTGTTGGTAAATATTCACAAGCAATATCAGACAGAAGTGGCGTGCAGTTTCCATACAAGGAGATGCGCAAAGAGTGGAACGGATCTTTGGTTCATAAGTCTGAATTTGAAGAAAAACATCCTCAACTAGAAAGACAAAGACACTCTTCAGATGCACAAAGTATAGAAGATGCGAGACCAGACAGATTAGAACCCATGACAGTTTTTGTTGGCGGTTCAGGGTTTTTTGAATATAATAATTCTATGCAAGTTTCAAAAAAACAACCTCCCGTAGTATCTGCTTATTTAGGAAGTGTAACAGTGAGTATTTCATAATGGGCGTAACATATTCAGAATTAACTCAACAAATATTAGACTACACAGAGGTCAGCACTGATGTTTTATCATCAACAGTGACTAATGATTTTATTGAACATGCAGAAAACAGAATATTTAGAGATGTCGATATAGATGTATTTAAATCTCATCAAACTGCTAATCTAACAGCTAGTAATCCTTTTTTATCATTACCTGGTGGTAGTAGGCCAGAACCTACATCATTAGGAACTGTTAGAACGATGCAAATATTCGCACCTTCAGGCACGCCTACGCGAAGTTTTTTAGAACAAAGAGATGTAAGTTATATGAATGAGTATTGGCCAGAT